CCCGAAGCTACCGCCTGTTGAGCTTCCAGAGAATAAGTCGCTTATTCCTTTAAACAAAGCTTTAGTTAATTCTGATACATCATCAAACATATCTTTAAAAAATTTAGACAAGTCTTTTAACAAGCTACCATCACCAGCTGCAGACTCAGTAATACCCTCTTCAACGCTTTCTTTAACACCGCCGCCAAGGGTTTCACCAAATTCTTCCATTCCTGAAAACAATCCAGTAAGAACACCATCTTTACCACCTAAACCAAGATTATCAAAGATAGCATTAGTAAATCCAGTAGCAAAAGAATCAAGTATTTTCATAGACAAGCTATCAGCTAAATCCATTCCAATTTTGCCAAAGTCACCTGTTCTTAGTGCATTAAAGAAAGAGTTTCTAAAGTCTTGCTGGAAGTTGTCGGCTAAGTCTTCACCATATGTTTTAGTAGCATCATCACCATCACCACCTGCGCCGCCCGAAGCTTTTGTAACTCCTGATAGATTTGGCCCAGTTATTAATTGACCGTTTGCATCAAATTTTCCTGCTAATTCAGCTTGAATCTGTTGAATACCTTGTATAGCATCTGTTTTATTTGCTATAACCTGATTATATCCTAAAATTTCTTCACCAGTCCTAGACGCAGTTGCTTCAGCTGCTTCTGCTCTCCTAATTACATCTTTATACCCTGCTAGTTTTCTAGTTAAATATAAATAGCGAGGATCAGGTTTTGAAGTAGTACCTTCACTAAAACGTTCAGGCATTATTCCAGCATTTATCATAGACATAAAGCCTGTGCCAAACTTTTTAACAGAACTTGCTTTTACAACAAATTCACCATTAGAAAGCATAGCAGGAATTTTGTCGTCAGTAGGGCCACCTTCACCTGATATGTAACCACCTGAAGCGCTTTCTATTGGATTACCAGCTGAATCGTATTTACCTAAAAATCTTAAAGGTACACCAAGAAATTCTTTAAATCCTTGTGTATTGATGCTTAAGTTAATATCTTTACTAAATATAGCTTCTATATCAGTCCAAGCATTGTTACCAGCTTCTACAAGTTTATTAAATAGATTTGAACCAGCTTCTTTAGACCAATCTAGAGCACCTGATATACTAACTTTATCCCATACGTCAGATAAAGTTGCAGCTAACCCGCTTCCACCTACAGCAGCACCAATAATAGCACCACCGATAGCACCTGCAGGGCCAAATAAAGATCCAAGAGCACCACCTGCAACAGCTCCTTCAAATGCTGCTAGCATCTTTTTTTGGTTTTTTGATGGGCCTTCTTCAGGATCTTCTACTATAGCTTTTTCTATAGCATTAGATATCATATCCCCGACTGTAGCAGCAGTATAAACCAATGCCATACCGCCTAACAATGCTCTACCTATTAACATACCTTTAGAAAGTGCTGCCATTCTAGAATTAGCCTTTGGCTTTTTCTTGTTTTTATTTTTATCTTTATCGTCTAAAGCATCATTTGCTGCAAGATCAGTATTAATGTTTTGAATGGCTTCAGCAAGACTACCTCCAAGTATAGATACTGCTGCGGCCCCTTTAAAGGTTTTACCTATAAGGCCAATAATACCCATTGCTGTACTAGATATACCTTTGGTTAAAACACTAAAACCTAACGCTGCAGTAAGACCACCTGCTAAAGCACCTGCAAAAATTTCTTTAATATCTTTTGCCATAGAAGATTCTGCATTTTCGTCGATTAAATTAAAACCTTCTAATAATCCTCCACCAAACTCTTTTAAAGATACAACAAGAGCATCAAAAATTCTTTGACCTATTCCTCTACCTTCTGCATCAGATTCAAACGCTTTAAGTATTCCTGTAGCAATAGCACTTCCTAGCTCTCTAACAGCGCCTGACTCTGCAAGCTTTTCAAGCACATTTGGCCCAAATACAATTGCAAAACCAGCTAATACAACAGGGTTTCTTAATGCTGATAAAGCTCCAGCTGCAATAGATGCACCTACAACAAAGAATACACCTTCAAATGCAGATTTAGTTAATTCAGGAAATTTATAAGCAAAACCAGCTGCTAATAAACCACCTAAGATTAAATATTTATTTTCAAAAGCAGTAGTAATAGCTTGTTCAGCAATATTTGGGCCTCGACCACTACCTTCACCTTCTAAGCTAACTTTACCATCTTTTTGAGTAACTTTCGGGCCAGTGCCTCCGAAATCTCTTAAATCTTGACCTAAAAAGATATCGTCTAAACCACCTCGATTTTTAACATAATTTGCTACTGAATCTGAGGCATTACTAATTGCATTTGAAAGTTTTTCAAAAACAGATACTAATGTAGTTACTGGTGCAGTATCACCTAAGCCACTTATTGTATCTTTTAATTTTGTTAACGGCTCAATAGATTTAGTAAAATAAGAAACTAGTCCACCAGAACGCTCACCTCTTGCTGCTTCACCAAACTCGTTAAAACCTCTTGCGCCATAAAGGATATCAGCAAAAATATTCTTTATTTTACTACCCCAACCTTTTAAAGTGCTTAATACGGCAGCTATAGCAGCTTGGAATTTAGGCCCACCAATTGCATTAGCGCCTTCCCAGAAAAGTTCACCCCAAGTAGAATTACCCACTACAGCATTATATATGCCTAAGAATATACCCATGACACTATTTGCGAAGTTAGCTAAATTTGCAATAATAGTGTCTAAAGACGGTAAATAACCACTTAAGTTTAATCCTGCGACTAAATCATTAACTCTCTTAATAGCTTTTTCTAAAGAACTGTCTGCCTGAGTTTGTTCGCCAATTCCTAAAAATTCTTTAACTGGCCCTAATGCGCTTTGAAAGTTTTGTTTAAATGTTTCAAAATCAAAATTACCAGTAAATAAAGAACCTATAACTCCACTTAGCTCATTAAAACCAACTTTAAAGTCAATTATGAAATTTCTTAAAGCAATTTTTGTGTCTATAAAAGCAAGTAAAGCATTATCAGCAATAAATCTAAATGCTTCTGTAAGTAATATTATTTTACCTCTAGCACTGTCAGAAAAACCACCAATATCATCTAGCGCAGCTAAAGCACGAGTAAACTCATCTCGCATAATAGTAGTAAGAGAGCCTACAGTAGGTTCTAAAGTAAGAAATTCTTCGTCAATAGCTTTAATTTGACTAATAATAGCATTAAATACACCTTCAGATGTAATTTGACCATCCTTAGCTAGTTTACGAAGATCTCCGAAAGGAACACCTAAACCATCAGCAATAGCTTGAGCAATCCTTGGTGTTTGTTCAAGTACAGAGTTAAGTTCTTCACCCCGAAGTTCACCTGAAGCTAAACCTTGACCAAGCTGAATAATAGCTGCTTGAGCTGACTCAGCAGATGCACCTGATAGCGTTGCTGCTTTAGCAACTGCTTCAGTAACCGCTAGTATTTCTTCTGTACCTTTACCTGCTTCAGATAAAGCCAAACCAAAACGGTTAAAAGTTTCAGCTGTTGTCTGTACAGAAACACGACCTCTTGCAGCAATATTAAATAATCTTTGCAGAGTAGCTTGAGACTCTTTACCTCTGCCTGTAACAAGAGCAATACGGTTTTCTAGATTAGTAAGACTATCAGAAGCCGCTACAATACCTTTAACAGAAACAAAACCAGAGTATGCTGCTACAGCACTTTTAATTGAAGTTGCTAAACCCCTAGTAACAGACTCAATACGTCCTACGGATTTTTCTAATTTTTGTAATTCACCTCGTGCTTGCGTTGTATTAGCACGAACTCTAATTTCTACACCACTCATGGTTCCTCCATTTAATAAAATTGCCCTCAATAGTCTCGTATATCGAGATTCCATCAAGGGCAATAATTTAAGGGGTTAGTACACCGATTTTAATCAACACCTGTTCAATAAAATATCGTGGTGCTTGTCTACTGTGTCCGTTATTTAAAACATCTATGTAATCTACTCTATTGAAGATTACACCGTCTCTAAAACCAAAGTTGTCATAACTTTTAAGATTTTTCCAACCTCGTCTTGCTTTACCTGTATCAACAGGAGTAACAACTCTTAAGGTATCTGTAGCATAATTAATGCGTTCATCCATTTCAAAGTTAGTAATTTGAGCAACTTCTTCTTCTACTCGTTTCATTTCTCTTTCAAAGTTAACAACATCAAAAGTAATCATTTCTGCCATAGCTACTCCTTAGTTGGTTTCCAGCCAGAAGTATCACCTTCTTTTGCTTTTAGCATCATTTCTAAGAATTTACCTTTAGGAACAGCCCTATCAGGTTGTTGGGTATTTTCTGATTGTTGTTTTATAACTTTAAGAGAATGAAATAAGCTTTCAGCAGAAGCTTTCACTCCAAATCCTCTTAACATTAAAAATGTTCTTTGGTCTTCTCGCCAACCAACAGGTTGACGTTTGAAGAAATCTGTCCATTTTAAGAGCTCATCATATGGCATTTCTGTTAACATTTGGTAAACAGGCATACGTAATTGATAAGCTATCTCGTATAGCGTTTCTTCTTTTTGGGTTAGTTTCCCGAAGTCTTATCTCCAAGTCCAGCAATATTCATAATAGACTCAGAAAGAGAAGTTAACTCACCAACGGGAAAGCTATTAAATTCTTCATCAGAAATTTCATTGGCTCCTGTGACAGCCATGCGAATGACATCTTTAATTAAAGCAATGTCATCATAATCTTGTTTTTTATTTTGAGACTTTTTAATTAAGTCTTGTATTTTAAAAACTTCGTTTACAGTTAATTTTTTAACTTGAAGTTCTTCACCCATAAAATCTACTTTTTCAGTAATACTTTTACCAACTAAATGTTTCATAACTTATCCTTAATCTAACTTATCTTCTTCTGTAAATAATTTTTGGTTATTTGCCTGAAAATCATCTAACATTTTTCTTACTGTATGCAATACAGAAAGAGTTTCTAAACATTGTTTTCCTTCGTATGAATTATCTTCAAAGTCTTTAAATCTTTCAAAACTTTTACGAATACTAATATCTACACTTCGCCGCATATGACGAAAAGTAGTACGCATAACAAATGCTTTACTAAACGGTTTATCTGTCATAATATCTCTCTTTATAAAAGGAAGCCCCCTAAAAGAGGACTCCCTATAATTAATTTACGGTAAAGTTGCAGGGCCAAAGAAGTCTGATTGTGCCGACAACGTAACAGTAGCAGTAGTAGCATCTGTTAGTGCAGGGTTAACCAAAATTGCTTCAATCTTACCTTTAAAGTAAAATTCTGTGTTACCATAAGTTAAAGCCGCAGCAGAACTATTAGTACTTGCTGCTAAAGTTGTGGCTTGTGTACACATCATAAAGCGGAAGTAAACTTCGGTTCCAACAAGTGTATGAAATGGTGTCATATCACTTGCAACGTAGTTTACAGTAACTTCAAGAGTCGGTGCGTCAGCTTGACCTTGAATTTGTGATGATGTGTTTTGTCCGTAAACTGGTACGTTTACAATATTTGCAGGTGTACCAATTGAGGGAAATTCACGAACTGAAGGCATACGTTTAATATCTGAGTTGTTTGCAGTTATAAACAATCCAGCGTAGCCTGTAGCAGTTTCGGCTGACGGGTTAACACTCCCGTCATAGATATCAAGGTATGAAAAAATACCTGAACCTAGTGATGCAATATGCGTCATTATTATGCTCCATATAGTTTAAATGGTATTACGTATCTTGCGCTATAAAGCGCTTTATTAGATGGGTCTAGCCCTTCCACATTCAAATAGGATGTTCCAAGCTCTGTTCCATTAGTTAATTTTTTATTTTGAAGACTTATATCTAGAATATCTGAAATTGCCATAATTCTAGCTTGTCCTTCACCTGCTTTAACAAAAATTTTAACAGCTACTAAGCCATCAATTTCTTTATTACCACCATGTGCATAGTGCTGACTGTTGCTAGGTAAGACGTTTAACCTACAAAACTCGTTTTGGTTAGAAATAGTACCTTGATAATTATCAGGATAAATATTTATATTGTTAACCGTCCAAGTACTTGCAGCAAATACAGCTTCAATATCTTGTAATACACTATCATACATTATTGAGCCTCCTTAGTTAAGATGGCTTCAATTGTAAAGTTATTGTCTGTGTAATCAATAATATTGTAAACCTTAGAACCAACGGTTAATACATCATAAACAGATATATCAACCCCTGATTTCATAAGTGCTGTAATTGTAAAACCTTCTCCAGAGGGTTTCTGTGCTGATTGAATTATAACATCAACAGTTTGACTAGTAATTGTACTAACTGTTTGTCTTGTTCCAAAATCATAATTAGAAACCGCCTTTGTAGAGAGTGTTCCTTGTTTAACTAAATCACCTGCAGCAGTAAAAGCCTTATTAACGGCAGTTGTTACTTTTGCAGAAAGAGACATTAGTTAGCCCTCCACCAACTTGAACCTACACCATAAGAACCTCTACGAATAAGAGGCTTTATGGGTTTTAACACAAAAGCAGGTGTAATAGAAATTCTAGTTACATCATTATTAGAATCAGATAAGCTAATGCTACCAACACTAATGCTTTCGAAGGTTTGAGTAGTTTGAGCTAAAACATCTTCATTATTTAACAAATGTAAAGCTTGTTCATAAACAGCAATCTTTACTAAATCGGGTATTTCTGAGTTACCAAAAGTAACATCCATACCTAATCGAGCATCATAGTACATTGCGTTTTTACGAGGCCAAGCCAAAGCTTGTGAAGAGCTAATAGCAGAACCAATCCAAGAGTGATTGTCAATAATTTGTGTAGCAGTTACCAGTGCTTCATCTTTTAAATCGTTTGATGCACTATTCCAATTAGCAGCATCAATTCGAGTTTCAAAATAATTTTCAGCGTTAGCCACTGTTACATAACTATTAGTATTTAGAACTAAAGCCATTAGCTCCTCCTAATTATTATGAGTGGAAGATAGGCAGAATACCCAAGTTAAGAGCAGACATTTTGCGAGTCCAAGATGCGGCAGCATAAAAGTTTGCGTTTGTTGCAAATGCATTTGTAGCACCTGACCAATCGTAACCCATTGGATGCATAATAAAGCCATAACGATACCAAATGTTAGTTGAACCACCACCTGTATATGCAGCTGCATTACGGTCTACTTCAACTGGAGTTGGAGTATTTACTGGTGCAAAAGTTACGGCTCCTGGCTTTACTACAAAAGTACATTTTGTAGATTGTGCATTTAAGTCATTTGAAGCACCTGCTTGCCATTGTTGAGCACGAGTCATAACCAAACGGAACTTACCACCAAAGATAGTGTTGAAGTTTAAGTTACCATCAGTAATAGTTGTTTCGTCTACTAAGTTAGCAGAACGCATTTCAGCCATAATTTCAGGTGAGGTTACAAGATACATAAAGTCCGGCTCGTAGTCTTTAAAGCCCATTCCGATAGATTGGAACAAACGCTCACCACGAGAAGCACCTGTAGCAGTTGAATCAAACAATTTACGTTTATCAGAAGCACCAGTTGCAGCAGCGCCGAAAACACCTAAAGCATTAACGTCAACAAAGTTACCAGTAGCAGCAGCGTCAGCGTCTGTATCATAAGCGATAAGACCACCGTTACCTGAACCACCTTTGTCACCAAGAGCAACTTCGTTAGCTGCTACACCTTTAAGTACGTTCATAAGAGCAGTACCTTCGTCATCACCACGTACTTGTGCAAAGTCACGAGCAATTTTAGCAAGACCATCTTGCTTTGATACTACTTCTTGCATGTTTACTTGCTGCGCACCAAATGTACGAACAGTTTTAACATAGTTGGCAATGTCGGTTGTGATATCTGTATAAGTACCGTCTGTTGCAGAAGCTAAAGATGCAACGTTAACGTTTGCAGCTAGTGGCTTGTAGTAACGGAACTGACCAATAAAAGATTCGCCATCGGCGTTAATATCGTCACGCTGTCCAACAATACCTGTTGAGTTTAGTTTCTTTTCAGTTGTATAAGCTTCGTCAGCATAAGCTGAAATAGCGAGAGCTACATTTTGAAAATCTGTGTTTGTAATAGCCATAATTATTTATCCTTATTTAACTATTATGTTAATATGTATAACTTCCAAGTTGACCTTTAGAGGCCAACGCTAAAACTTCTTCTTGTGTCATCTGAGACAAACTTTTCTTTTCAGAAGTGTTTGGAGTTCCTGCAGAGTTTGTTGTACCAGCACCAGAATTTGCTTTAACACGAAATAAAAATGAATTATCTTCATTCTTAGAATAAGCGACAATAAAGTCTTGAATAGACGAACCAGTTTTGTGAACCCATGCACCATTCTCATTTTGAACAAGTTGCTCAACAATATCACGTTGTGCCATTTGACGACTACGCTCATTACGAAACTCTAAAGAACCTAGTTGTCCATTTACAACATTGTCACGATTGAGTTTAGTATTTTCTTCTTCAAAGACTTTTAACTTAGCATTAGCTTCTGCTAATTTCATCTCTAAAGCTTCTTGTAGTTTACCATCTTGCTCTAAGCGCTCAATTTCTGCTTGCTTTTTAGCTTGCTCAATTTCAGCGGCTTTTTTAAGGGCTTCGTCACGCTCTTTAGACATTCTATCCATATTAGATTTCATCTGTTGTAAGCGCTCTTGCACCACTCTTTCTACTGGATCAACTTCAGTTTCTTCTTGTGGTGCTTCGGGTTTTTG